TGATTGAAAATTAATTCTTCCTAATTGATTGGTTGCTGCTACCGTTAATTCTGCTGTAGATAATGTAAGTATTCCGGCTGTTGCTGCTGCTCCTCTCGCTTCTAATAATGATTCTGGAGCAGCGGTACCTATTCCAACATTACCATCTTGTGTCCAAGTAAGAATATCAACATCAACACCACTTGAATCGATATGTCCCAATGTTCCACTATTGCCTGCCTTACTGGCCATAAAAATCATATTATTTTCAAGTCCAGCATCACTAGCATCATAATGTCTAATTTCTAATCGCTTCTCTTGTGTAACTTCGCCATTGATTCTTACTTTACAAGTCGCCGCAGTTTCAGAGTTTACTTCTAAATTTGCTTGTGGACTTCCTGTTCCCGATCGTCCTATCACTGTTCCATCGATATTTACAGACATTGCCTTAGTGCCAGTTACAGTTGCTGTATCTGCGGCTACATAAACTACCATTTCAGTTATTGCGTTCTCTGTTTCAGATCCTCCTCCGAGATTTAAAACATTGGCACTTGTGCTATTCTTACCATATACCATCGTTACTGGTTCCTCTGCATTGGTATAGTGACCTGTCTTAATTCTACCTGCTTTATTGGTTGCATCTGCAACAGATGTTTGGAGCTTTACTCCGCCAGAACCGCTGTTAACATGAAGTATGTCCAAAGTAGATAACGGGCTTAGTGTGCCTATTCCTACATTACCTGCAAAGCTTGAATCACCTGTACCTGAAACAGTTAAAGGGCCGAATATAGTAGCCGAACCGTTTTCATGCAATGTCAGCGCATCTATCCAAGAGTTAACTCCCGATGCCGTTCTAAGAATCATTTTATGAGCCGCTGTGTTCGGATTATTTGTTCTCTCTGCTACAATTTTACAACCGGCTTCTGATGTTGGGGCCGTACTAGAAATCATTTTAATAACTGTAGATGTACCAACAGAAGTAAAAGGACTGGCAAGCGTGAGAATTTCGTTCTCTGTTACATCTGCACCGCCAAAAATATCAACATTGTTAAACTCATTCCTTGCTGTGAAAGTATTTATAGCACCCAGAAAGGCAAAATCATCATCGGTACAAGCTGTATTAAATTGCGCTGCTGTTCCTGTAAAATCTGCTATTGATGTTTGGTCACCTGTATTAGTGCCAGATAAGTTTGACGCTGTTAATGCACCTGTTGCATTAGTCGCACCTTTTAAATAAGTATTTGTAATATTACTATCACCTAAAGTAACCGTATTGCTACCACTTCCGGTGGCATTATATCCAAACACATTTTCATTTGTTACACCATCAGCAGATGCCTTTGTTGTATTTCCTATGTAAACCGAGTTAGCTGTCGTTATATTTGAAGACGTGCCATTGGCCAACCATCTACCAGCAAAAGAACCCATTGCAGTGTTATTGCTTGCGGTTATATAATAAAGTGCCGCTGTTCCCATTGCTGCATTTTCAGTGCCCGCATCATTTGAATAAAGAGCTGCTAATCCAATACCTAGATTATTATTTCCTGTGGTATTTGAATAAAGAGAAGAGGCCCCTATCGCAACATTGTTATAACCTGTAGTGTTCAAATAAAGTGAGTTGAAACCACTTGTAGAATTATCTGCTCCAGCTGTGTTAGCATCCCCAGAACCTATGCCTATATATGTATTTCTTTTAGCAACAGTTGTCATTGTACCCGATGGTGCACCATTGCCTATGTACATTGCCCCTTCATAATCTGTTTGGTCTGGTACATAAATTCTTGCAATACTATCTATTTCTATTTTATCATTTACGTTTAGTGCCTCACTAAATGTTTTAGCACCTGCGATTGTTTGGGCCTGATCATCTACATGACCATAAGTAACAGTATTGGCTGCAAGATCTTTTCCGGCTAAATTATCGTGATCAATTGATGATGAATCTAAAGCTATCTGTAATTCTTCATCACTACCGTCATTAAGCGTAGAAATCGATAACCCCGTTCCACTCGCTACAATCTTATCTTCAAGATACCCAGGAGTTGTATCATTAGATGAAACCATAACAGCATCAGTTGCAGTGTCCGCATAAACAGTGACAGTTCCTGCATCGTTCTTAGACTGTAGTTTTTTAGTACTAGAGTCAACGTAAACCGATGTTTTACCACTCTCAGGTGTTGTAGGTTCCGCATTATTTGCAGTAATTATTTGTGCCATATTTTAATCCGTTAAAACTATTTTACCGTTAATTGTTAAAGTGTCGTTTAACAAGATTGATTGATAAACAATCATTTGCTGATAAATTGGAATTGTTAATGCTGTTTCTATTTGATCATATGAAAAGCTTACTGTTCTTGAAACAAATTCCACACCATTTTCTGATGAATTGACAGCTACCTGTTGACCCGATTGACCTACGTAACTACTTGGAGAATCGGTTAAACCTTTAAATGTTGACGGGCCTGTACTGTTAATAATAGACATTAGGCGAGCTCCTCAATATCTACTAAGCAAGTACCTGATGCACACATTCCATACAGTACAATACTGTCACTCACGTCATACTGTCTTTCTCCAGTGTTCACTATTCTCATGCCTGTATGAGAAGCTGCTGCAGTTATATAATTTATTCTAATTGTTTGGTCACTGAAATTTTGACATGCCATTGCGTTTCTATTTGCCAATGGTGCAGCTGGTAAGGCCGTCCATGTGTTTGCATTTAGCTCAACACTGGTTGAACTACCACCAACTGTTAAACCAGTTATTGAAAACGTCCCCGTTGCTGATGTTCTAAGCCCGTACTCTGTTGGTACGGCATCGTCTAATATGAATGCAGCCTTTTTTAGAACTTCCAGACCGTGGTCGTCTACTTTAGATATTTTCGCCATACTTTTGCCTCATTTATACTAATATATTGGCAAGCTACTTATGAAAGTGCGCCTGGTGTATTAGATAAACTCGAAACAGTAAGACTAGGGTATAAAGCAGCAGCATAAACCGTATAAGTTAGATCGTCTACTGACTGACTAGGAAGTAAAATCATTTCAACCCCTTACTTTAAAATTATATTGCCTGGATCTTTCATCAAATCATTTTCAGGTAAAACAAAAGATAAAAACCAAAACTTACCTTTTTGATTCAAGCTTTTAAACTCAATTTTATAAGGCAAAAGATCAACGAACATGTAAATTTCTTCCAAGTCCGTTGATCTTATAAAACGTAATCTAGTACTTTTAATATTACTCATCTACTAGCTGTTAACTGATCCATAAAGATACTTAACAAAAAATGCTATCTTGCCGGCCGTGATGTTTACACCAGTTATGATGTTAAATAAAAAGTCTGCATCATTTGCTGAGTTTACAACATGAGCGATTGGATAATAATTTGTTGTATCCCAAGTTAAAGCTGCATCATTCTCTGCACCGTTAAAAACTGCATCAGCACTTAGGTCAGCAACTGAAACAGCTGCCCCACTAAAACCATCTTCATCAGTTGTGTTACCCCAAATACATGCACCACCAGCACCAACAACTGCCGTAATGACTCGTGCATAAACACCAGTAATAACCGCACCCGTTGGAATAACTGCTTTATTTTTTTTTGCTGAAAGATCAACAGAAACAGCAGATGCACCACCGTCTACAGCGAAATCCCATATATATTCTTGAACGTGTTCGCCTACATTACTTAGAACTGACATATAGTCTCCTTTTTATAAAAAAATTAATTAAGATAACGTAGCTACTCTACTTGAATCTAATTGTTTAACTCCAAGAAGTAAGTCTGCATTTAATCTTACGGCCCTAACACCTTGGCTTGCCATCGGAGCAAGTTCAATATTTAGTTGTTGCTGAATTGCAAGAGTCAAATATGAAGGGTGGAAGAAATAAGATGTTGTTCCAACAATCGTAGTTGTTTTAACTTGAAATCCAAGTACTGGTGTCGGAAACTCACCTGTCGTTAGAGGAGATCCACTAGGAATAAAGTCACGACTTACAAATCCTGTAATATTAAACATATCATTTGCGGCTGCTGCACCTAAAACTGTAACTCTTGAACTTTTAGGAACATTAGCTGTATCTAACAACTCTTTAATTTCTAAAATATCGGCCAAGGCCAGAGTTGTCGCTGAGTCATAGCTGATTTGGTGGTCAGGAGAAGAAGAACTTGGAGAAGTCTCAGCTATAATTATTGATTGAATTCTTTTAGCAATCGAATAAACAACTTTCTCTCTTAGAGTATCCATGAACTCAAGTGACTGCAATTTAGCCTTGTTAGTTATGATCACGTCCTTGTGCGGTCGCTTATTGATAGTGAGTTGCTGTGTCGAAAGACTTACAGCTTCAGCATCGCCAGCTGCACCTTCTGGAAGGTCTGTAGCTTCATCAAATTCCGCCATGGAATAAATATTAACGATGTCGCCAAGATCTTGAATCTCGCCTTCATAGTCTCTTGAAATAGAATCATTGAATGGTAGTTCTGCAAGTAGGACTTCGTACTGTCTTGCACTCCAAACTTCTGGGATAATTGCTGTTAAAGCAGTGGTGTCTGATAAATAGCTGGCCATCTAAACCTCCTGAAAAGGGTTAGAAACCAATCATTTCTACCTGAATTATTATTATTTAGATAAATTAAGTTTTTTATTCATCTCAAGTTTGTATTTTAAGGGATCTTTGCGTTGTAAGTCAAGCAATTGTGAAGATGACAATTTTTGCCCCTTCTTGAATTCGGGGTTACCTGGATCTAAATTAATTTTGCCCTCGTTAAACCATCGAGGTTTTTTTACCTTTAAATCTTCAATAAATTCCTCAGCACCGATCACATTCAGTTTGCCAGTTGATGTTGTTTCGATTTCTACAATGTCAGATTGAATTAAATCTAAATCGTCGATAGACTCATCTGCAATGCCATGTTTGATAGCATACTGCTTAATGGCTGATTGCTTTAGTGTCTCATAGAAGGCCTTACCGGTATCATCTTTTTCTTTGGTAAGCTCTACGTTTTTTGTCTTCTCACGTTCAAACAAATCTTTGTAATTGCTTTTTTCGACCATGTTTTTTTCTTCCATGTCAGCAATTTTTTTAACTAGTGTTTGATTTTCTGTTTGCTGTTGTCGCATCTCGTTCTTGAAACGCAGCAAATCATTCTTGTAATTTGCTTGACCCTTATCCTCGGTTTCTTTTGTTTCTTCAGGTTTTTGGGTAGTTTTGTCTTCATCGCCAGTAATGGCGTCTTTGATTTCTTCGGTCATTGTTACTCCCTTTGTACAACTCCAAGAGGTGCAGGCACGGCCCGCTATCTAAATATCTTAGAGACTAATTTCTTATTTTTCAAGCGAATTTTTCTAATAATTGAATTTGAGAATTTTTGACCATCGCCTGGTAACATTTTTCTGATCACTTTGCTACGGCCAGCGCCCAAGTCATTGTGATATTTTGCTAATGGTGAAGAATAAAATAATGTAAAACCATCGTTTGTTGATCTTGCTTTTAGACTTCTGCGCATTTTACCTGTTACTGCTAGATCAACTGGTGTTTTTTTCTTGTTTTTGAGAGCTCCCTTGCCCATTTGTTTTTTATAAGAAGGTGAGTACTTAGTAAATCGTTTTTCACCAGCTACAGGTGATAATCCCTTATTAATTGAATCATCTATCTCTTTTTTTAATGTATCGCTGGTTTCTGTTTTCATTGCTCTAGTTAGACGAGTAATTTTCATCTTTAAATCACGAAGGACTTTATCGAATTGAACTTTGGTGTTTGCCATTACTCATCTCCACTATCTTCTCTAAATGATTCAACTATAGCATCTACTTCCTTGACAATCTTTGCCATATATTTTTGGTCTTTATTCGGAATGAATTCACGCTTATAAGTATTCCTATCTTTAATAAACTTATGACCCCTATAACTAGTATGATGAGCAAATGCTTTTGGTGCCTCATCACCTTTGATAGCTATCTCAACGCCATCACGATAAGGTTCTGACTTTAGCTGATCAAGCATATTACCATGCAGTTCCATGTTTGAGATCTTAGAACTTGATATTTTACCTTTTTCTTTTTTGTAATCTTTAGTTAATGTCTTATTGTATTTACCTTTAGAAATACCTGTTTTGCCTTCACCTACACGCTTGAGAGTCTCTTCCACTAGATAATCACCAACGGCTTTTTTGACCATAGTCTTAGTACTAGAATCCTTAATATCTCTGTTTGAATTATCAGCATCTTTAAAGTTTATCTTAAACTTATAAGATACTTCAGATTTATTTCTTGCCATTATTCAAGCACCTTCTTAGTCATCCACTGGATAAAGTATGCGTAGGCTTCATCGGAGTCGTCTGACAATAACAACCCTTTCGTTTGCATAGTTAAATGAGTCGCATGAAATATTTCATGCGCTAGATGACTAACGTTTTTACTGCGTGTCCATATGAAGTGCAGCCGACCTGTGTCTATCTTTTTAGTTAAATACATTCCTTCTTCGCCGAGGTCTTGCATTTTGTAACGATTATCAAAAATATTGATACCTTTAGCAAGATCTTCGAATGGCGTACCGTAATAGACATGATAGCTTTCACGATATAGGTCAGAATAGATTACTTTTACCTTGTTTTTAGTTTTTGCCATCGTCTCTAATGTCCTTGTTATCTTCATCTTTAATTGTCGGTTTACCCTCACCAGGCAACACGCCCATTAGTTTTGCCCGACTGAATTTAATTTGATCTTGCAATATATCCATAAATTTCTTTTCAGCATCTTCTCTTGTCATGTCTGGGTTATCTTTTATAAGAGAATCAATTACGGAATCAAGTCCTAACTCTTGACGTTTTTCAATTATCGTAAGCTTGTCTTCTTCAGTTAGAAATTGTGGAGCTTCTTGGTATCTAGTTGTTGTAATAAAATCTTCTGGAATTCTTCCTATCTCTTGTAATTTAGGAATTAACATTCCTTGATCCCATAGTTTATTATGCCATCTAACTACAATGTTAATTAGATCTGGTAGGTTATCGCTGTACATCTCTCTTTGATCTTCAATGTCTGCTGTATTTTCTGACTTCTTAATTGCTTCATGGATACCACTTGCAGCACCGCTGTTGCCTAGGTCGATTGAGCCTGCTTCAAGGTTGTTAGTAGTTAATAACATCACTAAATACTTTTCAATCAAAGTCATGTGTTCAAGCAGCGGTGGATTAGATGTTAAAAAACCTGCTTTAGGTTCGGGTTCATCTCGATCTTTCACTTCATGTAGTAGCGCTCTGTTCGGGCCGACCTTCATTGATTTAGGAACGCCTTTACCAAAGAAATAGAATTGTCCGTTGCCTTGAATTTTAGCAATGAAAAATAAATCTGCTAGCAATTGATTAAGAGTAACCGCACCGTTGATTAAGTCGTCACCACCAATCGCCCAGAATTGACCATCTTGATCTTGTGGGAAATTCGTAAATGGTAATCTGCTTATTTCATTATTAGTATTTTCAGTTACTATTTCGCCTTTACCATTTGTTGTAAAATGTAAATTGTCTGACCACCAGACATAGCGTTCATTTGCAGCACCAAAGTCACTAGGTGAATCTGAAATCTTTTGATCAATGCCATCACCACTTCTAAATGAGTTTACTGCAGTTGTGTTATTGAATCTTTCGCCTTTATCATTTGTGTGGACAGTTGTATCTGTTCCACTATTTCTATTAATGTCTTTGCTGTAATATGAAAATATAAACACCATTGCCAGTTCTGGATCTTGAGCGTCTTCAATAGCATCGTATAGATAGGGTTGTAGAACTTTCGTTTTATAATACCATTTACTCATTGATTTTTTTTCAATTGGTACTGTGTAGGAAGTTACGTTTTTGAATAGCTCTGAAAACTTATTTAGTTTTTTAACTACAGTGCCTATGTTGATAAAGTCTAGTACTTGATCCATTTGATCTTGTAGTTTTGCATTCTCGGTTTCATTACTTGTAGGAAGGATTTTCAATAACCCTTTCTTCTTAGCTTTAGGTAGAGAAAATTCAAACTTAACACCATCTTTAAAAACCATACTTTTCTTTTCGATGATCGATCTAAGGAATGAAATACTAGGCGTTCTTGATTCCATCTCCTGGACAGTGTCAGCATCTAACTCTTTCCTGAGTTGATCGATAACATACTTCTTCGATCCGTCCTTAAAAATGTCATAGCGTTTTACGGCCTCATCTTTTCTGTTGGTGTTTTCGGTGTCTTTGATTTCCGTGATAATGCTTAGTCTGTATTCTTCATCAAGTAATTGTTTTTCACTCATTAGTTTCATTAGTATGCCCTTCCGTAACTGCTTCGATTTATAACTTCGCTATTTTCGATTTGCCTTATAATTCCATAGCCGGCTGCTGTTGAAATATGCTGCCATGCGTCCGAGTCGTTTTCCACATATTGTCCACCAGTTTTAAGTCTAGCTAAATTAAACCCTTTGACAAGAGTAGTGCATTTTTCAAAGTCAATAAAGACATGCGTTTTGCCATAAGAATTTTTGAGTTGTCCATTAA